GCCCTTCGCTATCGGCCCATTTGTATTTATGATAAATACCTTCATACTTATCACTCAGGCATTTACCACCTCTGGCTTCTGCAAAGTCTCTTAAATCCTGTATTGTGTACTTACACTTACTCATGCTTTATTATACCCTATTCTTCCATTTCATCAAGCATGTCTTGAGCAAGCATTTTAAGGGTTGCTATGTTTGATTTTTTATGAGCAAAGATAGCTTTATAAGCCGCTGGATTTGCTTCTGCAAGTAGAGCCATGTGTTGAAAATACATAGCGTCACGCTTGTAATTGTGTCGAGCATCTAATCTAGCTGATGGAATATTGTAGAATTCCCCAATTATATCACCAACATAAGAGTAGGCATCTAAACCTTGTCTATATCGTTCGTTAAATGGAACTTTACCACCAAGAGCTTCACCAACTGGTTGTTTATTTACTTCTTCTAAAACCGTGTCATAGTCGTAATGAATAGGCATGTTCATTTGTAGGTTATTTGATTCTTGCTCTCTACTATCAGCGTCAAAACCAGCGATTACTATGTCACAAAGCTTAGATAGTTCTGGGTCCATAATTGGAAATAAGTAGTCATTCAGAAAATGTTGCTGTGCTAAAATTAGAGGTTTTATACCNACATCTCTNGCTGCAGTTAATTTATATTCATTATTTGATTCGCTCATTGCACTTTGATTAGTNCCNTTAGAGAGATGGTTAAAACCGGGAAGCTCATCTGGACTCATGCCGAACGCCGCTAACACGTTCCGTGTCACTTGGTCATATAAAAACTGAAATTCTATATCTCTGGACGCAGGGGTAGTCGGCACCCAATCTACGCTATCTTCTACATCCACTGCAAAAATTGGAGCACGGAATGAGTTTTGTACATTATTGATAGATGCATAGTATGATTGTTTGACCAAATCAATACTTGCAGCGTCTAGTTCACTTGATTTAATAACCAAGAAACCCTTGGAGCTCCTACCATTTTGAAAATATAAATTATTATATTGTTCGATATTCATGTGTGACGTAATAGACACAATTACAGAATCTATAGGGGTCACAGGATAACCGTTATGTTCTATATCTGTCGATGGAAACATAGTGTAAACTAGCATTTCATCTTCTGTGAATACCTGTTTTGGCCTACCGTCAATAGACTGTACCCAAGCAACCTCAGTAGGGGTAGATGTCTTATTGTCATCCAACATTATTTCACCTGTTTCATTTTCCAGTTCCTTAATGGATGTTTCTCTAATACCTTCTACTTTTGCATGTTTTTCTAATGGTTTAAATATTGTAGCGACATCAACTGGTCTAAAATAACTAAACCTACCATATTCATCTTTTACAATTTCAGTAGCGTGTCTACCAAAGGCCAATCCGTTTCTGGTTTGTAGATCCATAAAGATTGGAAGTGTCATTTTTTTAGAAACAACGAAACCATCTGAATGTCCACAATTCATTAGTAGGTTTTTGAAATTATCCATTCTAGCTTCTAGTTTCATTAACTTGTCACTATTAATGTAATCTTTAAGGGACGGTTTGATATTTAGTTCAATACCAACATCAAATCTATCTTTTCTTAAATGAGACATCATTGATAGAACATTTCCTCTAGCTCTTAAAATAGCAGCTACAAGGTGATTTCTAAATTCTAACATCTTTAATTGTCTTATCTGGAACTAAACTAAGTTTTGTTCTATAAACCCCTGCGTTTGAATTCTTAAAAGTAGGGTCTATCTCAAAAGCTAGTCTAGGGGCTTTTTTACGTTTTTTGATAGTTGATTGCATTTTATCAATTAAGCTGGTTAGATCACTTGACCTACCTAGGCTTTTCATTAATTGATCGTCTAATTGATTTTGCTGTTGCTGGGCATCTGGCATATCTATGTGGTCTACTATTATTTTTGATTGTGTTTTATCTGTCATAATTACCCTGCCACTACAATGTCAAAGATTGAATTAGTACTAGAAGTATTTTTAACCTGTATAGAGTTAAAATTACCTGTCAACATTAGCTGTGAAGGGTAGGAAACCCCATCAGCACCTACTAGCTTATCAATTGAATAAACAACACCATCTATAGTGATGTCACCTTTTCCGTCTGAAGTTATATATATTAGTTTTTTAGAACCTGCATTAATCGTAAACATATTATTAACATAAGCCAAAGGTCCTTCGGGGGCTAATGATTGTAAAGAAATAAACTCAATGTATTCATTAGTGGCTTGTGTAATGGAATATTTACCTTGTGATGATGTTGCAAAAGTTGAGTTAATGGATAGACTGTTAGATGATTGAACTCCAGCACTAGAGAATCCATTAATATCAGATGCTTGGAGCAATGTAACTGTTTCACTAATCGAATTGAAGTTCTCGTAAACAAGCTTTCCTTCTTCTACCAACAATAGCTTAAAAATACCTTGATTAGATGTGTCAAATTCATTACCTCTAATTTGCACAAAATCACCAACAGCAAAACCACCAGTGGCAAAATTAAAGGCAGTTCCTGCGTTATATGTTAATATAGCTGTATCGTTTGACTTTAATATTTTAACTTGGGAAGTATTATCTCCTGAGTGGTTTCTTTTTGTTCTAAAAACAGGATCTGTTCCTGACACATAATTAAGCCTATAGGTATTAGCCCCTTGATTAGAAATTGAGTAATTAGTGGTGTTATCATGGGATAAAGCTACAGTTCCAGAAAAAACATCAAAAACCTCATTAGGGAACATATTCATGGTGTTTTTCGACAAATCATCCACATTTATGCCAAAACCAGTATTTAATGCGAGAGTATTCCCTAATTGATCGGAAATCTCTACATTTGTATTAAAAATCTTCATTTATTCTCCTTTTTATGTCTAATATCTTTATAGATTGCTATTTTTGTCGTTAATTTATGATTATCTTCTTAGCGTCCTTCAAACGCTCTCCAACAGCCACCTCACCTGTTAAATCCTGTATTTTCTGCCTCATTATACTTTCATTTACAGCTCGATTACTGTTAGGTCGTTCATTACCTACAGTCATTCTAGGAGGTTTCTTTTTAGCTCCCATCAATATCTGCATTGGGTATCTAATAGCGTCCATAACGTCTGAAACGCCATCGCTATCATGATATGGAACACCATCTATTATATTACCCTTACCATCTTTGGACCATTTATATAGACCAAAAGCATCAATAAAAAACTGATTATTAGGTGTATCTAGCACGAAAAAATGCCTTTTATTGGACGAATTGACAATCTGCGTTTGGAGAGCCGATATTCCAGCAGTTACATCTTTCTTAAACTTCTTCCATTTCTTACCACATTTTCTATTTAGTGTTTTTAAATAAGAAGGGTAGTTTTGATCTGGATACCATGCCTTTATGTCGAAAAAACTTTGAATACTTAATACTTTTTCTACAATGTCATCAATTTCTAGTCCTTGAGCCATTTCATTATATAATGAAATTATAGAACCATCAGGTAATATGGTAAATACCGTTAATGTAGTGTAATCGGTAAAACCCCAGTCAGCTCCTCCATAAACAGGAAGTCCAAGAGCTTTAAGTTCATATAATATCAAATCATAACTAACGATGTCAGGTCTATCTCCTGTGATTTTTTCATAACAATCAGATAGGTTTATTACATTCTCTTGCTCATCAAACCGTGAGTACACAAGGTTAGCTGCCGATGGTGAATTACACAAAAGCTGTGCTTCTCCCATTTCTGGCTTTGTTGCTTTGAAATTATTATGCACCGCTATTTTAGACTTATATAAACCACCAAAATTTTCTTGTGGTCTATCTACAAGCATGTTTTTCATAACAGGTAACATTGGATGCTCTGCTATTCCTGCGTATGCCTCTATTCTTTCATAATCGTTTTTATGCTCTTTAGGCAGTGCTTCGTATTCGTCAGGCGTCAATGTTTCCATTGGAAGTCTGGTTGTGATGTATTTAGTTACTTTAGGCTCATTTACCTTAGCCTCTTCATGGGTTATTCTTTCAGTAACGTCCAGTATATTCCATCTTAAGATCTCACCACCAGCTTTAGGTACTGATTTAATCTTCTGTTCCATATTACCACCAGCAAACTTACGAGTAGATAAATAACATGTTAATGGAAAGAATTTTCCATAAGTACAAGGAATCATAGTTGCCTCTTCCAGAACTCTAGGGTCTTGAATTAGGTCAATTTCATCTAGGCAATTCTTTACCAGTACATTGTCAGCAATAAAGTTATGATTCTTCATAACTGTAAAATCATACATATCAACTACATTTTCTGTTTTTTCAACATGTGTTACTTCGGCCATGTAATATTTTCTATATTTTAAATTATTACAAATTCCTTTTTTACATGCGTTTTGCCTACCTTTTGTACTTTGTTTGAATTTATTACCACACCACTTACATTTTGTAGTTTTTTGTTCGCCTTTTCCATGTAAAAATCTTTGATCTTGTTTTCTTTTTAGTGTTTTTTGATTAAATTTAGGACCACGGAAATAAACAACCCTATCTCCCAATTTAACCTTATCTGCTCTGATAAAGCCCTTACCAATAACATATATAGGATGGCCATATCCAACATGTAATTTAGACTCTGTAATTCCTGTTTTATTGACTGATTCGTAAAAAAAAGATAAAATTATTTCTTTTTGTTGTGTTTTTTCCGCTTTCAAAATAGGCTGATATGACATCGTACCTTGCTTTGTATCTACCGATAAAACCTTAATAGTTTTACCATTTTTAAATCTATTATAGATAGCTTTGGCAGTGACAATAGGGATGGAATACCTTGATGTCCTGTCAATGCGTATTCGTGTATTTTCCCCAACACATAAAAAAGGAACATGTTCTGAGTTATGAGACAGTAATCCATCAACAAAATAATTGTGATTATCCTCTACCTCAAAGTCAATCATTTCTATAGGTTCGTCAATGACCTCTTTAGATATAACCTTACTTGATTTTAATTTCCCATTTTCTTTTGCCACAGTCCCATATTCTCCACAAATCAAGAGAAATAGCCATCTCTCTTTCAGTATTGTCTTTCATTGTTCCACTAGCACCTTTAGCTAACAGATTCTTCTTCTTATTGCTTTGTTTTGATTGTCTTTTGTTTTTGTCTACATATGAATAGTCATAAGAACCTTCTTGTACTTTATTATACCCTAAATTCTCAACCTCTTGGATGATTGTTTCCTTTGTCTTTTTTTGTGATGCTTTGGCACATTTAGGACACCCTTGATGTAGCTTATTAATACTATACCAAGTTTTTTTAAAATCACCATGTGTTTTACATTTTAATGTTATTTTTGAATTTGCCCCTTTATGTTCCCCTGAAACATACTCATACCCTATTGTTTCTATTTGGTTTTGTATTTGACCTAAAGGCACATGTTTATATGTTATCATAGTTCTATTATTTCATCACCATTACTGATACTATCTACTTCAATGTAATTGTCTTTTACGGCAAATCTATGTTCTTTTGATGTGGTTGTAGATTTTCCAGATGAAGTTGTAAGTTTAAATTGTTTATTGTGTTGTTTCTTTTCAGTGTGTATAATTTTTTTAAATTCTTTTCTGTCTTTCCTATGGTTGTATGACAGTATTTTTACTTCCTCTCCACTTTGTAAAAGACCATAAACCTCTTCCGCTGTTTTTTCACCCTTTTCAGTAATAACCTTACTATCTGGATGAATACAGTTCATTCCAGCAAGAGTAGCTACAAGGACTCTAATATAAACAGTTTCATCTTTATCTGTAATCCATTCGATTTTAGTTTTACTATCGGAAACTTTGGTCCAGCCATTAAACTCTAAATATGGTGATATTTTCCTAAAAAAAGAGTTAATGTACTGAATGGCTTTGGACGACTGATCTTTAACCGCAGCCCCATGTGCCACGCAAAAAGCAAAATGCAACATACACAAAACCTCAATTGCTGAGGCTGCCAAGGTTTTAAAACTGTCCCTGGATGCGAGCATAACAACCTGGCTAACTTCTGCACTTTTACCAGTGTCAAATAGTTCGTATATA